ATGAAACGCCTCGCGCTCCTGCTCGTGCTCCTCGCCGCGCCGGCCGCCGCCGGCGAGGTCGTGGTGATCGACGGCGACACCCTGACCCTCGGCGACGCCGTCGTGCGGCTCGCCGGCATCGACGCGCCCGAGATGCGACAGACCTGTGCGTCCGCATCGGGCCGGCCCTATGCCTGCGGGCTGGAAGCGCGCCGCGCGCTGGTTGATCTCGTCCAGGGCCGCGACGTTACATGTACCATCACGGGCCGCGACCGCTACGGCCGCCAGCTCGGCGTCTGTCGCACCAGTGTGGGCGAGCTGAATGCCGCGATGGTGCGGGCCGGCTGGGCGGTCGACTACACGCGCTACTCGCACGGGCGATGGGCGCGCGACGAGGCGGCCGCCCGCGATGCCAAGCGCGGCCTGTGGCGCGGCGGCACCTTCGAGATGCCGGAGGACTGGCGGCGCAGCCGCAGGGGCGCGCGATGAAAGCGCCCGGGCCGCGCGTCTCCGACCACGCCGTGCTGCGCTTCCTGGAGCGCGAGGGCGGCCTCGACGTCGAGGCGGTGCGGCGTGCCATGGCCGCATCGATCGCCCGCGCCGTCGCTGCCGCCGACAGGCTGGACGGCACGGACTACCGGATCGTCACCGAGCGGGTGACGTTCGTCGTGACGGGCGGCACGGTCGTCACCGTGGTGCCGAGCACACGCCGATGAAAAGACACGGCACCGTCGATTTCGATCAGCTCGTCGCAGCCGAGAAGTCCCTGCGCGCCGTGGACAAGCTGTGGCGGAGTGCCGGCTACAGCCGTGCGGGGGCGCGAGGGTGGGCACACGGCGAGGAATTTTTCTCGGTGACGCTGACCTGGCGCAGGGCCGCCGACAACGGCATGCAGCTGATCGCGACCTACACGATCAAAAGGCTCCGACGGCGATGAGCTACTCCTGGCTCCCCGCGCTGCTCGCCGAGATCGCCGAGGTCGCAGGCCTCGAAGCGGCGTTGAAGCTCGCGGAGAGCCACGGTGGCACGCGCATGTCCATTCCAGCCCGGATCACTTCCGACGAGCACGAGTTGGTGCAGTGTGTCGGCCGCGAGGCCGCTGACAAGATCTGCGCGCTTTACCGCCAGGGCACTGGCAGCGGCCGAAGTTGCGGCATCAACGTGTTGATCCCGCGCGGACCGACCGGTGCCATCGCGGACGCCCGTCGTCGATTGGCCAAGGCGCTCGCCGGAGGCGCTTCTGCCGCCGAGGCGGCGCGTGCCGCCGGCATGACGGAGCGCAGTGCCTATCGAGCGCGAGCCCGCGGCCGCGCCGAGCAGGATGACAAGCAAGGTCGCCTGTTTTAGGCTCGCTGCCGCCCGCCACCGCCGCGCGCGGCGGTGCTGACGATCGTCAGCTGTTCCTCTCTCGCCCCGTCCCGGCACGGTCCCGACAGGGACGCAAGCCTGATACCTGTCAGGGGGCGCGGGGCATGATCACCAAGTCGATGCTGACGAAGCTGTGGCCGCGGGCGCCGCAGGCCAAGATCGTGACGATCGCCCGCATCGCCAAGCCCGTGTTCGCCGAGCACGGCATCGACGATCCGCTCGTCGTCGCCCACCTGATGGCGCAGATCAGCCACGAGAACGGTGCGGGCACCATCGTGCGCGAGAACATGCGCTACCGCGCGCCGCGCATCATGGAGATCTTCGGCGTCGGTCGTCATTCGGCCCGAGTGACCGAGGCGGAGGCCGCGCGCCTCGCCGGCCGGCCGGACGAGCTGGCCGAGCGCGTCTACGGCCTCGGCAACACTCGGAAGGCGCGCGAGCTGGGCAACACCGAGCCGGGCGACGGCTTCCGCTTTCGCGGCGGAGGCGACCTTCAGCTCACCGGCCGGGCGAGCTACGAGCACTTCGGTGAGATCGCCGGCGTCGACCTCGCCGCCGATCCCGACCAGATCGCCGATCCCGAGATCTCGTTCCGGGTCGCGGTCGCCGAGTTCGTGGCGCTGCGCTGCATCGAGCCGGCGAAGCGGGACGATTGCCGCACCGTGACGCGCCGTGTCAACGGCGGCACCAACGGGCTCGCCGAGCGCCAGGTGTGGCTGCGCAAATGGAAGGCCGTGCTGGCCGAGCCGCGCGCGGCCGCGGATCCGGCGCCGCTGCCGCGCGGCGCGGAGCCGCCGCCGGAGAAGCCGCTGGTGCGTTCGAAGATCGCCGGGGCCGCGACGGTGCTCGGCGCCGAGGAGGTCGCGCAGGTCGCCGGCGTCGTCCAGGACTCCGTCGACCAGGCGAAGCAAATCAAGGCGAGCGCCCAGGAGATCGGCCTCTGGGACATCGTCGTCCACGCCGCGCAGATGCCCCGGCTGTGGATCGCGCTCGCCGCGATCGTGCTGGTCGGCCTGATCATCTGGTGGCGCTGGAGGGACCACTCGTGATCCCGATCGCCCTCTCGGCCGCCTGGTCCGGCCTCGTCGCGGTGTTCCGCTCGCCAGTCGGCCGCATCGTCGTGCCGGCCCTGATCTCGCTCGTCATCGGATTCTCGCAGGGCTGGTCGCTGCGCGCCCGCCTCGACGAGACGGCCGCGCTGCGGGCGACGATCGCGAAGCTGGAGCGCGAGGCGCGCGCCCGCGACGCCGCTGCGGCAGCCGACCAGGCGCGAGCCGAGACCGACGCGGCCGAGCGCCATGCCCTGGAGGAGAAAGTCGATGCGCTGCAAGCTCGCCCGACTGCCGGCGATTGCCTGCCTGACGATGCTGCTCGCCGGCTGCGTGACCTCTGGGGTCGTTGACACCCGCACGACGCTGCCGCCGCTGCCTGCGGATCTCGTCGCCTGCTTCGGGCCGCACACGCTCGTGCCGCGGCCGCAGGGCAAGGGGTCGCTGTCGGCCGCCGAGGTCGAGCGCCTGGTGGCGCAGCTGAAGATCAGCGAGTGGGCGCACGACCGCTGCGGGCGCCGGCTGATCGCCTTCTACGAGGCCCTCGCGGCCGGCTTGAAAGGACGTTGAATGGACCTGTCCGACCTCGCGCCTCTCGCCGGACCGGCCGTCGCGGCCGCCGGCATCGTCTACACGGTCGTCTCGCAGCGCCGGAAGGCGAACGCCGATGCGCTCGCCAAGATCGACGAGCGCGTCGGTGCCCTGGAGCTGCGGATGACCCAGGTCACGGGCCGGGTCGACGTGCTGCCCGATCGCGATTCCGCCCATCGGCTCGAGCTGTCGCTCTCCGAGGTGCGGGGCGAGCTGAAGGCGCTGACCGAGCGCATCGCGCCGATCGCGGCGACCTCGGCGCGGCTGCAGGAATTTTTGCTGGAGCAGGTGAAGTGACATGAGCGGGATGGACACGATCATCCGCGAGGAGGCCCGGCTGATCCTTCTGCGCACGCTCGCCGAGGAGCCGGACGGAACGCTGAACTCCGAGCTGTTGCGGCGGCGGCTCGAACACTTCGGCGTGAGCCGGACCCGCGAGTGGGTGCACGGCGAACTGCGCCATCTGGAGCAGCTCGGTGCGGTGCGCATCGTCTCCGCGGAGTCGGTCCTCGTCGCCACCCTGACCAGCCGCGGCGAGGATCACGTCGCCCGTCGCGCCGTGCTCGACGGCGTCAAGCGCCCGTCGGCGCCGAGCGTCTGAGGAACGCGCCATGGCAGAGGGCCGCGGGCGCCTGTCGTCGATCGACCTGCTGCCCGAGGAGGCGCAGGACGACATCCTGTGGGCGCTGTCGGAGCTCAATCAGCGCAAGCGGACCCAGGCCGACATCCTGTTCGAGCTGAACGACCGGCTGCAGGCCAAGGGCCTGGACCCGGTGTCGCGCGGCGCCTTCAACCGGCATTCGACCAAGCTCGCGGCGCGCTCGCGCCGCATCGCCGAGCGGCAGGCGATCTATTCGGCGATCGCGCCGGCGCTCACGCCCGAGAAGGTCGCCGAGACCGACCTGGTGCTGGGCGAGTTCCTGAAGACCCTGATCGACGAGCTGCTCGACGACCAGGCGCTCGACGCCAAGGGCGCGCACGATCTCGCCAAGGCGTTCCATCACACCGTCAACGCCCTGAAGGCCTCGACCGAGCACAAGGCCCGGCTGATGAAGGAGCTGGACACCAAGACCGAGAAGGTGATCGACGCCGTCGCCAAGGAAGGCGGCCTGTCGGCCGACGTGATCGCCCAGCTCCGCCGCGACTTCCTCGGCGTGCGTCCCGTGCAGCCGGAGCCCGTACCGTCGGAGGCGCCGTCCGATGGCGGATGAACCCGATCGCGTCGCCGGCCCGCCGGTGCTTTCGCGCGATCCCGGCGCCCCGCTGCCGGCCGATCTGCCGCGCGGCGGGGAGGTGCCGGAGGGGCTCGATCCGCTCGCGGATGGCGTGCTGATGGCCCACCAGGCCGAATGGATCGCCGACACGTCCGACCTGAAGCTCGGCGAGAAGGGACGCCGCACCGGCATCACGTTCGCCGAGGCCCTCGACCACACGCTGATCGCTGCGGCCAAGCGCTCGGCCGGTGGCCAGAACTGCTTCTACATCGGCGACACCAAGGACAAGGGCCGCGAGTTCATCGGCTACGTGGCGCATTTCGCCAAGGTGGTCGCGCAGGAGCTGGGGGGCGTCGAGGAGTTCCTGTTCGAGGACCAGCGCGACGACGGATCCACGAACTACATCTCGGCCTTCCGGGTGCGCTTCGCCTCGGGGAACCGCGTCGAGGCGCTGTCGAGCCGGCCCGAGAACATCCGCGGCCTGCAGGGCACGGTCTGCATCGACGAAGCCGCGTTCCACAAGGACGTCCGCGCCGTGCTCGACAGCGTCAACGCGCTGCTGATCTGGGGCGGCAAGATCCGCGTCATCTCGACCCACAACGGCACGCTCAACCCGTTCAACGACCTGGTGCGCGAGGCGCGCGCCGGAAAGACGCCGTTCAAGGTCCATCACATCCCGTTTTCGAAGGCCGTTCGAAACGGCCTCTACAAGCGGGTCTGCCTGATCAAGGGCGAGCGCTGGACGGCCGAGGCGGAGGCCGCGTGGGAGGCGAAGATCCGCGCCGCCTATGGCCCGCGCACCGCTGCGATGCGACAGGAGCTGGACGCGATCCCGGCCGAGGCCGAAGGCGCGGCGCTGACCCGCGTGCAGATCGAGGCCTGCATGGGGCGCGGCATCCCCGTGGTGCGGTGGACCTGCGAGGACGCGCTCAAGAACGCGCCCGAGGAGACCCGCAAGGCGACGGCCCTGGACTTCTGCGAGCGCGAGCTGAAGCCCGTCCTCGATCGGCTCGATCGTCGCCGGCAGCACGTGTTCGGCGAGGACTTCGCGCGAACCGGCGATCTCACGGCCATCCTGCCGTTCGAGATCGGCGCCGACCTGGTGCGGCGCACCGCTTTCGTGGTCGAGCTGCGTAACGCGCCCTTCGACGTGCAGCGCATCATCCTGTTCTACATCGTCGAGCGTTTGCCACGGATGGCGGGCGGCATGCTCGACGCCACCGGCAACGGCGCTTATCTGGCCGAGGCGACGGCGCAGAAGTTCGGTCCGTCGATCGTCGAAGTGAAGCTGTCTCAGGAGTGGTATCGGGCCAACATGCCGGCCTATATCGAGGCCTTCACGGACCGCACCGTGCTGCTGCCGGCCGACGAGGACATTCTGCGCGACCACCAGGCCCTCCAGTATGTCGGCGGCATCATCAAGGTGCCGGAGGATCACGCGAGCAAGGGCGCCGACGGCTTCAATCGCCACGGCGACACGGCGGTCGCCGGCGCGCTCGCCTGGGCCGCGTCACGCGCGAATCTGCCGGAGTACGGCTACGTGCCGGTCAGTGAGATGGGATCGGACAACGTGCCCATGTTCGACACCGGCGGAGGGAGGGCGCTGTGGTGAGCCCGACGAAGAGCAGTATCCTCGGCCCGGACGGCCGGCCGTTCGACCGGGCGCTGCTCGGCCAGGAGATCGCGACGCCGACGACGATCGGCGTGCGGGCCGTCCTGCACGAGGCGGTCGCGTCGGGGCTGACGCCCGAGCGCATCGCCTATGTGCTGCGCCAGGCCTCGATCGGCTACGCCCGCGACTATCTCACGCTCGCCGAGGAGATGGAGGAACGCTACCTCCACTATGCCGCACAGGTGCAGACCCGGCGGCTCGCGATCGAGGCGATCGAGCCGAGCGTCAAGGTGCCTCAGGGCGTGCCGACCAAGATCGGCGACGCCGTTCACGCGCTCCTCGACGATCCAGGCTTCGTGGATGCCATGGGCGCGCTCACCGACGGCATCGCCAAGGGCTATGCCGTGGTCGAGCCGATCTGGGACTATCAGGACGGCCTGCTGCGTCCCGTCGCCCTCAAATGGCGTGACCAGCGGTTCTTCCACTACGACCTGGTCTCGCAGAGCGAGCTGCGGCTTGCGGTCGACGCCAACCCGGACGGAGAGCCGCTGCCGGCCGGCAAGTTCATCGTCCATGCGCCACGCTCGAAGACCGGCATCCCGATCCGCCGCGGCTTCGCGCGTGCCGCCTGCTGGGCGTTCCTGATCCAGCAGTTCACCCTGAAGGACTGGGCCGCATTCTCCGAAATCTTCGGAATGCCGCTGCGGCTCGGCAAGTACCACAGCGGTGCGTCCGAGGCGGACAAGAAGACGTTGCTGCGCGCCGTCGCCGGCCTGTCGAGCGACGCGGCGGCCATCATCCCGCAGGGCATGGAGATCGAGTTCATCGAGCGCAAGGCGCTCGAAGGGTCGACTTTCGAGAAGCTGATCGAGTACGTCGACCGCAACGTCTCGAAGCTCGTCGTCGGGCAGACCATGACGGCCGACAAGGGCGCGAGCCTCGCCCAGGCCAAGGTGCACAACGAGGTCCGGCTCGACATCCTGCGGGCCGACTGCCGGCAGCTCGCCCACACGCTCAACGGCCAGCTGGTGCGGTGGTTCGTCGCCCTGAATTATGGACCGCAGGCCGTCTATCCGTCGATCGACATGCCGGTCGCCGAGCCGGAGGACACGACCGCGCTCTCGGCCGCAATCGAGAAGCTCGTGCCGCTCGGACTGAAGGTGTCGCAGCAAGAGGTGCGCGGCAAGCTCGGCCTCAGTGAGCCGGCCGAGGACGACGAGCTGCTCGCACCGGCCGCGCGGCCCGCGCCGGCCGAAGCCGCGCCCCCGGCGACGTCGGACCCCGCCTCGCGTCCGCCCGGCAAGCCGGCCGCGCTGTCCGCGCACGTCGCCGGCTGCGCCTGCACGGGCTGCCTCGCGACCGCGGCGGCCACCGCGGGTGCAGCGGCGAAGCCGGAGGCGATCGACGTCGAGGCGGAGCTCGAGGCGCTCGCCGACGAGGCGCTCGGCGATTGGGAAGAGCTGGTCGATCCGCTGCTCGCCCCCCTGCGGGCCGCGATCGAGAGGGCGTCGAGCTTCGACGAACTGATCGGCAAGCTCCCCGACCTCGCGCGCCAGGTCGACGGCACGAAGTGCGCAGAGGCGCTCGCGGTGGTCACCGCCAAGGCGCGCGGCCTCGGCGACGCGGCGGACTGAGACAGCGCCATGCGGCCCACCCGGCGGCAGCTTCTCCACCTGGTCGCCGCGCTCGCGGCGACCGTGAAGCGCGGCATGGATGCGCCGCCCGAAGTCCTGCAGTACTTCCGAGCCAAGGATCTGCGACCAGGCTTCTCGTACCAGGACGTCTGGGGCCAGGAGCACGCCCACGCGATGACGGTCGCCGGCGTCACCGAGACGCGGGTGCTGTCCGAGTTCCAGGCGGCGATCGACACCGCGATCGCCAAGGGCACAGGCTTCGAGAAGTTCCGCGCCGACATGCAGACCAGGCTCACGCCGCTCGGCTGGTGGGGGCCGCGCGAGCTCGTCGATCCCGAGGGTCGCTGGAAGCCCAAGGTCGTGAACTTCGCCGCGCCGGCGCGGCTGCAGATCACGTTCTGGAGCAACATGCGGGCGGCCCGCGCCGCCGGCCAGTGGAACCGCATCCAGCGCACCAAGCGGGCGCTGCCTTATCTGCTCTATGTGCGCTCCGCGAGCGAGCGGAAGCGGCCCGAGCATCTGCGATTGGTCGGCACCATCCTGCTGGTCGACCATCCGTTCTGGTCGACACATTTCCCGCCCAACGGCTGGAGCTGCAAATGCTCGGTCCGCCAGCTCGACCAGGCCGACCGCGACGACTACCTCTCGCGTCCGAAGAGCGACGCCGAGGATGCGATCAGCTACTCGGACGAGGCGCCCGATCTCGGCACCCGCACCTTCACCAACCGCCGTACCGGCGAGGTGACCGAGGTGCCGGTCGGCATCGATCCGGGCTGGGACACCAATCCGGGCCTGTCGCGCGCCCGCACGCTGGTGCGCCAGCTCACCGATCAGCTCGACACGGCGGGGCCGGAGCGCGCGTCGCGGACCATCGCCAAGCTGTGGGACGACGGCGCGGACGGGCGCGCGATTTGGCCGAAGGCGATCGCCAAGATGGACGAGCGCGTCCATGTCCCGGTCGCGGCATCGGAGCGAGCGGCTGTCGAGATGGAGGCGCAGAGCCCGATCGTCGTGGTGTCCTCCGACACGCTGGCCCGGAAGGTCGAGAAGCACACCCAGGTCGACGTCGCGACCTTCGGCCGGATCCAAGAGATGCTGGACGCCGGCGAGTGGCTCGCCGAAGGCGACACGGGCACCCGCGTCGTGCTGGCCGAGATCGACGGGCTGTCCTACGTGGTGGTGCTGCGCCGCTCGGTCGCGAGGTATCTGCGCGTGCAGACGCTCTATCGGGCCGATCGCGACCGGCAGGAGCGATTGCGCCGGCGGGCGGCGGAACGGGCAGCATCGCGGGAGGAGGAGTGACGGTGGCCGGGGGGGCGTGACGTCCCCGCGCCCGCATTTGGACGGGTCCACATGGCTCGGCCACCGACGCAGAATATAGGCGCTTCCGGGCCGGAACGGAAGCCGGGTCGGCGCGAGCCGTCAGGAAGCCCGCTGATGCGCGTTCACGTCCCGGGGCACCTGCGGCCACCCTCCCTCGAAACGCTTTCAATACCCCCTTCAACGGGGCGCCACGGGGCGGTCTGACGGCCGGGGCTCGGTCGCCGGCGCCGTGACGTGATCAGGAGGCTCTGCAGGGGGATCGGGACGGCGACACGGGCGATCGGGAGGGCTGACACCTGTCAGCGGCCCGGCGCGTTCGGGGCACCGGTAGCGTGCACCCATGAGCCCTCGGACCGCAACCCCCCTTGATGATCTTTCGCGCCTCGCCGCGTCGCCGCTGGCGACCTGCGACGCGACCGGCGTCGCGCTCGGCGTCGTGACTCTCGCCGTGGTGGACGCCAATGCCGCTGCGGGCGCTTTCGATCCGCCCGAGTGGGTGCAGATCGCGCCGCGCGGCAAGGTAACGGCCCGCGACGGACGCACCTTCAGCTTCGATCCCGAGGTGCTGGCGGCGCGTTTCGATCAGGACCGGGTCGAACTGCCGCTCGACTTCGATCACGGCATCTCCAAAAAGGCCGTGCAGGGTGAGCGCGTCGACGCGGTCGGCTGGATCACGGCCCTGCAGGCGCGGCCCGAGGGCCTGTTCGCGAAGGTGAGCTGGCTCGCGGCGGGTATCGCAGCGCTCGCCGCCCGCACGCACCGCTACGTGTCCCCGACCTTCAAGCACAGCCCGGACGGCGCCGCGACCTACATCCACTCCGCGGCGCTCGTGACGGCGCCCGCCCTCAGCATGCCGGCGCTCGCCGCCGCGGAACCAACCTCGCACGGAGCCAACATGAAGACGATTGCGACGGCGCTCGGCTTGGCCGAGACGGCCGACGAGGCGGCCTGCCTCGCGGCTCTCACCACGCTCCAGACGGCCGGGGCGGCCAAGGTCGACAAGGCCGTTCACGACCAGGCGCTGGTGACGCTCGCAGCCGCCAACGAGCAGCTCGCCACCGCGCAGGCGCAGCTCGCGGCGCGCGACAAGGCCGATCACGAGGCCAAGGTCGGGACGCTGCTCGACGGCGCCCTCAAGGACAAGAAGATCGTTCCGGCGCAGCGCGACCAGTACGCGGCGCTGTGCGCGACCGCCGACGGTCTCGCCCAGGTGACGGCGTTGCTCGCCGCGACGCCGGCCGGGCTGCAGCCCTCGACGCTCGATCAGCAGCGGGTGCCGGCCGCCGGTGCGGCTCCGAGCGATGCGCTGCTCGCGAGCGCCAACGCCCTGATCAAGACCGCGGCCGAGGCCGGCCGCCATCTCAGCCTCGCCGACGCGGTCGTGCAGGCCAACGGAGGCCAGATCTGATGACCGAGCCGCTGATCAAGAGCTTCACGGCCGATGCCGCGATCCGCGGCAACCGGCTCGTCGCCTTCCACGCCTCGAAGCACGCCGCGATCGAGGCGGCGAGCAACACGGCCGTGGGGCTCGGCGTCTCGACCTCGACGGGGGCCAAGGCGGCCGGTCAGGTCGACGTGATCCAGCTCGGCCTCGCCGAGGTGGTCGCCGGCGGCAATCTCACGCGCGGCGCCCGCGTCACCTCGGACGATCAGGGGCGCGCCGTCGTCGTGCCGGCGCCCGCCGTCGCCGCCGCGACCGTGACGGTGTTCGGCATCGTCCAGGCCGCCGCGGTCGAGGGCGACATCGTCCCGATCCTGGTCGCGCCTTCGGCCGTCTACGTGCCGGCCTCCGCCTAAACCGTTCACCCGCCCCGAAGGATCGCCCGATGGCTCCGAACCGCCCGTTTCCCGTCAACCCGGCCCTGACCGCGATCGCGGTCGGCTACCGCAACCCGGCCCAGACGCTGATCGCCGACGACGTGCTGCCGCGTGTGCCGGTCGGGTCCGAGAGCTTCAAGTGGACCGAGTATCCGCTCGCCGAGGGCTTCACGGTGCCGGAGACGAAGGTCGGCCGGATGGGCCAGCCGAACCGGGTCGAGTTCACCGGCACCGAGAAGGACGGGTCGACCGAAGATCACGGCCTCGACGATCTGATCCCGATCTCGGACATCAACGAGGCGGCGCGGCAGCGGGCGGCCGGGCTCGGCAACTACGATCCGCGGGCCCGCGCGACCGAGGGCCTGACCGACCTCCTGCAGCTCGCCCGCGAGATCCGCGTCGCCGGGATCGTCCACGCCGCGGCCACCTATGCGGCCGGCCGCAAGGTCACGCTGTCGGGCACCTCGCAGTTCTCCGACTACACCAACTCGGACCCGATCGGCGTCATCAAGGCGGCCCTCGAAGGCACGCTGGTCTACCGCCCGAACACGCTGGTGCTCGGTCACGCCGTCTGGTCGAAGCTCTCCTCGCATCCGCACCTGGTCAACGCCGTGCGCGGCAACCTGACCAACAAGGGCGTCATCACGCGGGAGGAGTTCGCCGCGCTGTTCGAGGTCCGGCGGGTGCTGGTCGGCGAGAGCTACGTCAACACGGCCAAGAAGGGGCAGGCCGCGAGCCTCGCCCGGGTGTGGGGCAAGCACATCGCCTGCCTCTACATCGACCCGGCCGCCACCACGCAGCGCGGCATCACGTTCGGCTTCACGGCGCAGGTCGGCACCCGGATCGCCGGCTCGGTCCAGGACCCGAACATCGGCCTCGAAGGCGGCGAGCGCGTGCGGGTCGGCGAGAAGGTGCGTGAGCTGATCGTCGCGCAGGACGTCGGCTACTTCATCGAGAACGCCGTCGCCTGATCGGCGGCCATCATCTGATCAGGAGCCCCCACCCATGGCCAAGAAGCCGAAGGCGCCCGCGGGCGCCGCGACCGAAGCGCCGGCCGCGCCGGCCGCCACTCCCACGATGCCGCCGCTCAAAACCCCGGTCCCCGCGACCGAGGCCGTAGCGGCCCCCGCGGTCGACGAGCCGTCGATCGCCGACGAGGGCGGCGCGCCCTCCGAGTTTCCGAGGCCGGATGTCTCCGCGGACGCGGTTGTTGGGCCGGCATCGGATCAGGCGGCCGGCGATCCCGGTCCCGTGTCCCCGCCGGCCGCCACCGATATCCAAGCGAGCGACGACGAGACGGCGGCGCCGGCGGCGGGGTCCACACCCGCTGCC